GGGTAGATTAGTAAGCCCTTAGAGGGGCTGTATGGAGCTTCTACTTGGGTGTTATCATACTTTTAATCTTACTGCCTAATGATGAGCCGAAGAAGAATGACACTACTGTTTGTCTCTCTGCTAACAATTGTCCTATGACTACACCTATTAGATTAGATATAATAGCAATAGTAGCCGGATCATCTAGTTTAAAATAGGAAGTAGTAAATACAGCACCTACGTTGATAAGCACCAATACGAAGATAATAACTAGATTCTTAGACATGATAGATTCTGCTATCTTATCTGCCTGAACATTATGCACCTTATACTGACTACTAGCTCTCTCCCTGCTTTCCTCATCCATCCGTTCTAGGATAGTCTCATTCTCCATTACTGCCATCTTAAATTCATAAGCCAGTTCAGGGTTATTAGATAAGATACGTTCTGCATTATCTACTGAACTCTCCCCTGTAACCTCTTTGGCTATATTAGAGACTAATTCAATAGTTTCTTTCTTCTTATTCTTACTAGAGAACAAATCAATTACATCTGGTACAAATTTGAGTAACCCTAGTGCTAGTAAACTCATACTTCCTCCTTACACTTATACTCTTTAATATAAGCCTTATAACAATGTTTAGGATCATTAAATAACCAATCAATAAACTTTTCAAATGGATAGATATATGAACGCTCTAATCCTTTAGCTCTTTCCTCTATTGCTTTCTTACCTGTAACTCCACTAACAGTTTTATATGTAGTGGAGAATAAGACAGATGCCCCCATTACATCTATTCCATGTGCTATAGCAAATATATAGAAATTAAACTCTTCAAAGTCTGTTATCTTATATACAAGGTTTCTTATAATGGATAGTGGGATGAGAAGAAGAGAGGCAACTATAGCTAAGAGTAGTAATCCTATATTTCTTATAAACATGGTTAGCTGCCTATGAAGTTAGATTTAGTATGTGCAATCCTGAATGGTAGCCACACGGCTTCAAAAGCATCTATATTAGATTGATTTATATTGAGAGTACTACCATTCTTAAATAAGAAATCTCCTATATCAACACCATCTCTAATGTAATCCTTTACTGAATCTAATCCCCATTGATCTTCTTTGAATGCGCTACACATAACACCCTCAAATCCAACACCAGTTTGCATTGCTGTTTGACGTTGTTGCTCTAATGTAGGAAGTGGTGGTGTATTTTTAGCAGCGAGTAGTTCATCATATTCTTGCTCTATAATATTAACCAACCCTTCATGATTAGACTCGATAGGATCTATGAATAACTTCCCTTGAGCATTCTTAAAAAACTTTTTATCTGTCATATTTACACCTTTTTATAAAATCTCAAACCAATAATCAATAGAATCAGAACCTAGTGTTGTAACTTCGTATGTTTCACTAGGCAATACGTCAAAACTGATTGATGTGCCCTGTTCGTTACTTGTAATGGTTTGTCTGGTTCTTTCTACTATCACACCGTCAATCTCAAGTAATAATCCCGTTGTTTGAGCTGCGCCTCCAGCTATAGATGAAGACACTTGTACAGGTCTAACTCTTTTTGAGTTGTTTGTATGTACTACTCCAGAAGACCTAGCCATATTCACACGACCTTGCCCTAACCCTAGTGGAGCTTCATACCACTTAGATAACAATAATACTGTACAAGCCGCTGTTTCATCAACAAGCGATTTTGTGGTTGTACCACCGGCATGTTCCTCATTAACGACAACATTATCATTATCAGTTATAACATCTACTGTAAACTCTGCGTTGTTATTCGTAGTAGATGTAACTTGTATTACATCACCAGTTTCTAAACCATCAATTATGCCTATACCTGTCAGTGCTATATTATTCGTTGAATTATTAAATGTGGCTGCACCTGTTACTATTTTAGTGGGTGTTATTTTAGCGTATTCCCAATAAGTATTAGTAATATCTAGTTCTGGGTCTTGCCCGCTATGGGCTTGTTTAGCTCTATATAGAACTCCATTTCTATCACAGTAACCACCTTCTAAATAAGAGAATCCACTTGTCCAAGGAATAATACCGCCGTGACCTTGTTTACTTACTTGACCTGTAATATGCTTATCTATACCACCTTGATCTAAATGTATTAAATCAGTATCTTCTAATGCTGTTGCTGTTGTTAATTCCGATAACGTCTTTGTTTCAACAGGAAAACTTGTTAATGTTGCCATATATTATCTCTTATCTCTCTAAGCTGTTTTCTTAAATACATTTACACTCTCAGTACCTATTGTATCCGTACCTGATAAAGTCCATGTACCACCTAATCTTGTACTAATAGCTGTAGCATCTTCTGCTGTAGTGGTTATGTGCAAATCTCCTACGATGTATCTATTCCTAAAATGATCTATCCATAAGAAGATATTATTAAATATAAAGTTTAGGAAAGGTCTAGGCCATTTACCTCGTACACTTATACCACTAGATTGTATCTGGTCAGGAGGTAAATATTTATTAGGATATGCCTGTAAGCCGTCTCCCTTACCTAAGTCGTACTGTTCTACTATATCTGTCGTAGCCCAGCTTAGTTGTACATCTGGTTCAGCCATTTATTATAATCCTGTTGTCAATTTCCAAGCTAGGATAGAACCATCGCTTAGTTCTATAGCTTCATTATTATTAGTAGTTAAGATACCATCTTCTGCAATAAACTGAGAAGTATCAAATATCTCTGCCATTGGGTTGACTACATCTTCATCTATTTCTGGTAAGAAAGAATGTGCATTACTCCATGATTCTATATAGGAAGGTGTGGCTAGTAGTGAGCCATCATCTAACTCTATTGCTTCATTATTATCAGTGAATATCAAATCCTGAGAAGATAGTATCTCTGATCCTACAAAGGAATCTCCTTCATCATCAAATACCAGAAGTGTACCAACACCAGCAGCAGATATTTCATCAAGGGTTCTAGCTAGTTTTCTAGTAGCACTTCTGTCTACATACCCCATGAAGAAAGCTGGGTAGTGTTCAAATAACTGGGGAGAGGGACAACCTGTTATAGATACTAGAATATCTAGTATTACCGGTTCTGTACCATCTGAGTTATTAATAGCTATACGTCTTAGAATAGCTAATCTATACTCATCATCTTCCATACCAGCACGATGTACACTATATAACCTACCATAGTTATTTAACTGTTCACCTTCTGCAACTAAGATACCTCTATCTTCTAGTAGTTGGAATATAGTGTCTTCAACTTTTTGTAACTCTCTTAAGGGAGTCTCTAGTAACCCTCTTGCTTTAGGTTTATCTTTCCAGAAGTCTATAAGGAAATCTAAACCATTAGCAACTACATCTTGTTTAGTAGGTGTAGCCATTAGATCACCTCTACAGTTATATCTGAGAGTATAGTCCTAGCATATTCTGTATCTGCAATAGATAACTTAGTTGTCTGCCAATTGACAGGATTAGGTATATCCCCTTGGTTAGTTATTTGTTGTACACTAACTATGAGAGCTTCTAATGAACCTACTGCTGTAATAATACCACCAAAGTAATTAATAGGTATTACATCTTGTCCTAGAGATAACTGATCTGTACTCTCTACAATAGATGCTTTAATTAAGTCAACACCATCTGTAGGAAAATCTGTTTCTGTATGCTCTGTGTATTCAATCTTGAATGCTAAATTGATAGTGGGAGGTCTAGTAATATATATAGTCTTTTGATCCCCATACTTATTAGTAGTTACTACACCTGTATTACCATAAGATTGAATACCAGCAGGTTTAGCTACCCTTACTGCTGTAGCTACGTCTAGATCAGTACCTCCTTGTACGATAGTCTCAAAACTATGTGCAGGCCTTCCTTCACCATCTGTAGCAGTTGTATCATTCTCTACTACCTTAGCTACTGTAACACCTAATGTAACTGTAACATCATCTTGGATAGCTTCTACTGTAGCCTTACCACCTGTGCCTTGAGAAGTGAGCATTCTTGCTCTATAGAGTTCATCTGACTCTCTATCTCTGCCTGTAGTGTAAGCTAAAGGGTTGGTAGTTGTTACATTAGAGTTTGTAACCATTCTAGTGATACTATTAGATGGAGCATCAATAGAACCAGAAACTTGTGCTTCTACATAACCAATAGATGTAACATTATGTGTTGACATATAAGCTAATGTAGATACTTTCAATACTTGATTATTAACACCCTCAATTACTAAGTAAGTGTTATCTGTATCTAATGTAGCTGTAAATACAGTAGGACTTGTTGCATCAATAGATGCTTTCAATCCAGTGATTATCTCTAAGGCTGTAGCACTACCATCGCTTGTAAATGTATAAGCTGTATCATTAATATTAATTCTATATAATGTAGAATCTAGTACTGTGTTAATAGAATACTCTACTTTTACACAAGCATTAGTTGTAATAGTAAGATTGGAAGTAGTTACAAACCTATCTAATGTATTAGGGTTTTCTAGAATAGCTCCAGTATTTAATATGAAGCCATTTTGTTGTGTAAATCTCTGTGTAGATGTAAAGGACTTAGCTGAGGGCTGTCTAGGAACATTAAGTAATACACCTATATCATCTAAACTTGTACCTTCTGCTTTAAGAGGGTTTTGAGAATTAACTACAACCTCTAATCCTTCTTCTAATCTACTTACTGTTGTAGCTAGAATGTTAGCATCTTGTCCAAACTTCTCATCATCTCTAATGGCTAGGTTCGGATCTACTAACTCTTGGTAAGAAGACAACATATCCTCAAGTACTTCTGGCTGTCTTCTTATTACTAATCCTTCGGCTGTTAATTCTGCCATTTCCCCTCCAACTTAATTATAAGGCTAGACTATCATTTAAGGTGATAGTACTTCCATCTTTAGTTTCTGCTATAAAAGATAAGGATAGTTTTCTAGTAGGTGTATCTAAGATAGATTCATACTCTACTATTCTTACTATATTCTCTCTATCTAAGATATCTTGCTGTACTAATGAGTCTAGTAATTGCTTAGTACCTTTACCTAAAACAGAAACATTATTATTCTCATTTTTTATCCAAGGTATTCCAGCTAAAATATTAAAATCCCATTCACCTTTGTATGTGGATAGGCTAATAAGAGTTTGCTGTTTACTGGACTGTTCTATTGTATCTGTGTACTGTGGCGAGCCATTAACTATAACTATATCACCATCATCACCTAATAAATAATCTACTGCCATTAGTCACCTATAAATATATTATCTGATCCTACACTTAATGTGTGACCACAAGTTGCTGCATCTCCAGCTCTACAAACTGCTATACCATTTACAAACACTGTGGAGCTACCTTCTGCCATTGTAGGAGATGCGTGTACTCCGTCTCCATGTCCAGTTATAGCAGCACCTACTAATACTACAGGTGAGCCATTGACTATTACATTAGAAGCTAATGCACCTATTATAGTACCACCAGCACTGTCTACTCCTACTCTACCTACACCTTTCATAAGTTATCCTAAGTGTTTATATTAACATTCGCTGCTGTAAGAGTAAGATCACCTGTAGATGTAATTGATGTATTACCACCTACTGTTACATTATAATCTGTAGCTACGTCTAAACTAACACTACCTGTAGGTTTCATTTTCCAACTACTACCAGCAAACTTAATCTCTACATCTGTAGGGTTAGGATGTAGATTGGTAGATATGGTGGGACATCCTAATGTAGCGAAACAATCTGTTACAGCGAACTTACGTTTATCATCAGGTGTAAGAGGTTCTGTACCATTACTACTGAGGTAGGTATCTAAACCTTGTTTACTAAATTCTAACTTAACCTTATCACCTACTTTCACAGGAAGAGAGATTAAAGCTCCTCCACCCTCTTGTAAGCAAACTACTACATTATATATAACAGGGAACTCTATGGCTTCTCCATCTTCATCAAAGTAGTTAATAAGTGGTTGTACATCTATCATCTGATTAGTTGAATAATCATTGACATTTACTACTCTAGCTGGTACACTTAGATTAATATTACTATAGACAAACTCTTTTATAAGAGATGTTACTGTATCTGTAAATGTCTTATCTGTCATAATTAAAGTGCCACTGTTTTTACAGTAGTATTCCAAGTATTACCCTCGAAATCTAAATCATGTGTAATACTTTCTATAGGGTATGTACCCCACCAATCAGTATTACCATATCTTATATCTACTGCCATGTTGGTTAGTATTCTGCCATTAAGGAATAACTTAGCTACTATGCCAGAGTTACTACCCTTCTCTCCTGATTTCTTATTAGAAGAGTCTGAATGTAATTGTATAGGTTCTTTTAGTGTGGTAGGCTCTAGTAAGAAAGTTTCATAAGTCTTAGCAGAGCCTTTAGGTTCGACATACATCTTACCTAGTACAGTATAGAATTTATAATCTACACTATCACAAAACTTCTGTATCTCTTCAAATAGATTACCAGCAATGCTATAACCATTAGGATATGTCTCTTGTAGAGGACTAAAGAAAGCTTCTAACTCTCCTTGTACCTTACCTATAGGGATAAAGTTAGACTGGGCTACAGCTAACACATCATCTAATACTTTCTTCTTAACTGTGTTAGGAGGCCACGATTTAGATACTTTAATATTCTTCTTAGGGAGTACATTATCTCCACACACTATATGTGTAGTTGTAGTTCCACTATTACCATCTCTCTTTGTCTCTACTTTAGTTATCTGTGCTGATAGTATTAAAGGGAGGTCATTATAATCTACATTATTGTTACCCATATCTATTCTATACCCAGCCCTAAGGAATATGAGATCATTGACTCTAATACTATTCTTAGTCTCTTCTGAAAGATTATCTAAGGCTATAGTTGAGAACTGATTACCACCTTTAGCTCCAGATTTTTTATAAGAGATTTTAGCTTTCATGCTCAAATCTCTTATCTCTATAAACTGATCCGGTATAGTTCTATAATCAACTCTAACGCCCTTAGATATATCTCCTAATGAGTTATTAATAAGATTAGTAGCTGCTAGGTATCTAGGGATAGTAGAACCATCTGCATAAGGTACTTCTGTAGCTGATAAAAGTTGAGGTGTAGTTACAGCCCTTTTAGCTATACTGGTGGGGATGCTTTGTACTATGGTCTTAGAAGGCCGTCCTATAATCAAAGAGTATCTTCTATCAAACACTTCATAAGTCATTACTATTCCACACCTAGTTCTTCATTGGTTAAGTAAAATAAACCATAAGCTTTACCTAGACCTGTGTTAGATAATGTAG